TCAAGAAGAATGTTTCGTAAAAATGAATTATGCTCGATAATCACTTTTAAAAGATCGTAGGTTTTATTTTCCATACTTATGAGATATTTGATAAGTTAATGATTTGGGTTTGCTCGTTGTATTCTCTGCCGCCCAAAGGTTATGCGTAGCTTTGAATAACTCCAGCTCATTATCCGTATCGTCTTTTGTTATAAGCTGCCAACCTATCCCTTGTATATCTCCTTTCTTACCCTCCGTGCGGGTTTTGGCATTAAGCCAAAGAATGCCAACCTTATCCACCGGATTATACCCTTCTTTCTCAGTTAATAGGGAACGATACGCCGCAAGTTGCAGCCAGTATGATGGATAAATAGCGTTCGATGTTTTGATATCAATTAATATCTTTTCGCCGTTCATATCAATGATCCTATCAATCGTTCCCGCATAGCCTAATTTCTTACTGATAATATTCATCTCTATGCAATCGGTTACAAATTGGAACCGGTTGCGGAACTCAACATACCTTTCAAACATTGCCCACTCATTGAGCTTGTACTCGATTTGTCCCTGTGGGTTTACAAGGTTCACCTCATAGCCCGCATCATAAAACTCAGTGAGCTTGTGAACGACTGATCCCCTGCGCCCGGCTTCGTCCCTGATTTCGTCTGCATCTTTGCCGTTTTCTTTTAGCCAGTTGTAATAGGCCGCGCCCTTTGGGTAGCATTCGAGAATAGTTGTCACGGATGGAACATACCCGCCGTCTTCTGTAATGTAAAATCTCGCATCTAAAAACGTTAATTGTTTGTTGTTGATTGTGTACATAATAAGCTCGTTTGATTAAATAATAATGCAATATTAAAAAGAATATTTTTAATAAACAAATATTTTTATATATTTGTAAAAAATAAATTTTATGGACAAAAAGAAACCACGCGGGCGGCAGCCCCTTCCGGAAGGAGAAAAAAAACTAAAAGTTTTATTCTTTATTAAAGAAAAAAATCATGGCAAATTTATTAAGGAGGTTTCTCCAATCGTTAAAAAATACTCATTATGAAATTTATTACAGTTTGCAAATTAGAAAGTGACTTTGAAATAATACATGTCAATATTGATCATGTTGTCACAATTACTGATTATTGGGTTGAAAAAGAAGGATCTGATTTATTTGATAATCATGCTAAAATACTTTTATCAAATGGATCTGAGATTATTTGTGATGAAAATGTAGAAATGATAGAAAAAGAATTTAAAGAATTTTTCAAACAATATTAATATGAATATTTACGAATACCTCGAACAAGGGGAAATTATCGACAAAGCATCCTACATAGCAGCGCAGGAGCTTATCGGTGTGGGGCACCATGTTATCCCACTTGACAAAGGAGAAAAGCGCCCCACCTCTAATATCAAAAAGATAAATGATATAATAAAGCATCCCATCAATCTGCAAAATGTTATTTTTTATTTTGATAAAGATTGCGACATTGGCATCATGCTACAACGTGGCATGGAAGTGATTGATATTGATGAAAAGAACTGCAAAGGCATAACTAAAAAGATTCTCAACACGATCGAACAAGGATGGCCGGAACTTTACCAAAAATTGGTAATATGCACCACCCCGACCGGCGGAGCGCATATAGAATACTTTGCTGAAAAGGTAGGCGGTGATCCGGTGCTGGCACGCGTGGAAGCGTCACCCCACCCGCTTACAGTTATCGAGCGTATTGATGAAACGAATAAGCAATACATTAAGACCGCCCCCTCCGCTGGGTATTTTTACATACAAGGCAATCCATGCGAACTCCCTAAACTTGATATGGAAGAGCGCGGCTGGCTTATGGCTGTAATGAAGTCTTACGATCAAACGCCCGTATATGAAGTAAAGAAAAAAGATATTGTACGTGAGGATAGCCCGTGGAAAGTATTTAATTCGCAAAAGAATTGGCGCTATATTTTGGATGAATTAATGGAAAGGAATTGGAAGGTAGTAATGGAGCTGAATGATCGCGTAGTTGTAAAGCGTCCTGATGCCACCTCCCGCCATTCAGGAAGCATTTTTAAAGATAGTAACGTACTTTATTTATTCTCAACAGGTAGCGAACTGGATGCCGGTAAAGGTTACACGCCTTTTGGTATTTACGCTCACTTTTATCATGATGGAAATATACACAATGCATCAAAGCAGTTAGCATCAGAAGGCATAGGTATTAACATAACCGATGAAGGGCAGTTTTGGAAAAAAGAACATAAGCGGATAAAAATAAAGTACACTGAATTGGCTGCATGGCTTGAGTCTATCGGTTATTATTTTTACGATAATCAATTGGTGCAAGTTATCCATAATAAAGTCCGCATTGCAGAAACAGCCGACCTTATAAAAGCCTTCCTTAATGAAGTGGAGCCGGATATTTTAGATGATATGATTGAAAAGGTGCCCGTAATTTTTAAAGAAAGCGGTGGTTTAATGCAGGGATTATTGACAAACCTAACCCGCGAATTTGTACGCGATACCAAAAATGAAACGTGGTTTTTCTTTACAAACTGCGCTGTAAAGGTTACCAATGAATCATGTGAGCCGATCCTTTACAATGAAATAAATGGTTTAGTATGGGAAGAGAATATCATTAAAAGAAGATATGAGCCAACAGAATACAAAGGCTGTGACGCTGAACGATTTATAAATATCTTAGGAGGCAATGACGTTGAGCAGCTTAATCAGATAATAGGTTACAACCTAAGCCGATACAAAGATCCGCTTATCTCAAAGTCTACGGTAATAATGGAAGACGTATCAGCTGAATCAGAGGGGGAAAGTCAGGGTCGATCCGGTAAGGGGGTACTTGTTAAATTCATAAAGGAGTTTAGAAAGACCAGCTACATAAACGGAAAGACCATGAATTTTAGTGATACCTTTTTATGGCAGTCCGTTCAAATGGATACCAACCTAATCTTTATTGATGATGTGGAAAAGTCGTTCAGATTTACAAAGCTGTTTAGTCAGATAACAGAGGGGATTGAAATTAATGCAAAGAATAAGGCAAAGATTATCATTCCTTATGAAACGTCTCCTAAGATCATTATAACCTCAAATTACGCCGTTGGTGAAATGGATGAAAGTACATACGACAGGAAATTTGAGTTCCCTGTTGTGAAGCGATTTACTTCAAATTACAAGCCAATTGATGAATTTGGCAGGGCGTTCTTTATTGATTGGGATGTGGCAGAATGGTGTCGGTTTGACAACTTTATGATTTCATGTGCTCAAAGATATTTAATGTTGGCAGATCGTGGAAAAATTACGGTAAGGACTTCAAACTCAATAGACCGGAACCTTATCAATGATACCGACAAAGCATTTGTTGAATGGATGGATGATCAGTTGCAGAATAACTTTTTTAAGTTTGCTCCGGATATGCTTAAAAACGATCGGGTAATGATTGGTGGCAAATTGGTAACAAACGCAATAAACGTAAAGCAATATAAAGAGGCGGCGCATAATCCAGATTATTACATTGTTGAATCAAAACAGAAGGTACTTGAATTTATCCATAAGGAGTGCAATAATAACAAAATAACTCAAACGATGCTTACTAAATGGATTAAGAAATGGGCGCAGGTTAGGGATGTGGAAGTAGATTTAAGCTATAAAAAAAGCAATGATTCAGGGCGGTTTTATCGGTTTATTTCATGGCCTGATCAGAAAAATGACATCCCAGAAACCAATCAAAATTTTACGGAAGATTATTTTTAAAATGTCGGAAGTAGGAAAAATAGGGCAAAAATCGAATGTTGGAAAAATTGTCATTTCCGATATTCCTAATTTTAAAATGATGCTAAAAAAAGTTAGTAGGAATACCATAAGCATTGATAATCAATGGTGTTATATCTTTATTCCTATTTTCCTACTTTATTTTACTTATAAAAATAAATAAATAAAAATATATATAATAATAGGGTTCTATATAATATATATATAAGTAGGCAAAAAAATGGGGGAAAATGGGAAATGATACAAAAAATAAGTAAAACTACTTAGATTATGGAAAAACAATGCAGAACGTGCGTTTTTTGGATCATGGCAGCGGAAAGGGTTAAAAGCCTTGTTGATGGGGTGCATTACAAAACTAACTTAGGTTACTGCATGAATCCGGTTGTAAGGGATCAGATTTTTAATGTTAGCAAAGGCGAAGAAAATATCCTATTTTTAAACCATAAAAATATCGAGTTCGATGAATCATTCGGTTGCATACATCAAAAACCAAATACTAAGTAATTTATTTAAGTCAAAGGAACTTGACGAAATGCTGAACAAGTTCGATGCAGGTGCGGGTAATGAAGATTTGAAGTCTGAACTATTTTTAGTACTTTGCAATCAGCCTGAAGCCAAAATCATTGAGCTGAATGGAAATAAGCAGCTTATGTACTTTGCCACAGGCATAGTGCAAAAGATGATATTTCAGAAGGGAAAGTTTTACAGGACTTATAGAAGAATAACTAATGAATTTAATACTAATATTGAAATAGAAGAAGAGGAGTATAATAGGGATAAAGATATTATGTTAAATAGAGTTGAGGTTAGTCTTGAAGCGGATTTGCACTGGGTGGAGCGGGCAATGGTTTCTTTGTATTTAGATAAAGGCTCAATGACTAAAATAAGCGAAGACGTTAAGATGCCTTTTAAGCAGGTGCAAAAGATTATGAAAGCAGCAAGGACAAAGATCGACAATGCAATAAACGGTAAGACCGTAGGTAATTACGTGGTGGCGAGTATGGACATTATTTTCGACATAAACGAATCTGTATGTCCAGATAATATCAATGACATTCTTGAAGAAGCTTGGGAGTATATCAACTACCGGGTAACGGGAACTAAAGTCCCTTCAAATGCAATAGACAACTATATAAAAGAGATCAAACCAATTAAACTAAAACGGATTATATGATTTTAATCATTCCAATTACAGCCTGTTTGTTTGCTTTTCATTTTATTGAGGTACTTAGAGTACCAGAGCGGTGGCCGAAAATATTATACCGCAAACCTTTTAACTGCAATCTTTGTTTATCCTTTTGGGTGGCTTTGCTTTTATGGTTGGTGCCTCCTATCTTTGTCAAAGTATTATTCACAGGCTTTGCCGCATCGATTTTATCAATATGGGGAACAAAGAAAGCATAATCCATCCTACGGCTATTATTTACGATAATGTGATTATCGAAGATGGAGTTTATATTGGGGCTTATTGTGTTATAGGTGCTGAACCTGAATGGAAAGGAAAGGAGGGCGAAGGTAAGGGAGTTATAATCAGATCGGGCACAAGACTTACCGGCTTTGTTACAATAGATAGCGGAGCGGAAGGCGTTACATATATCGGGGAGAATTGTTACATCATGAAGCATACCTATATTGCGCACGATGTTACTTTAAAAAATAACGTAACTATTTCGGCGGGCGTTAGTATTGGCGGTTTGTGTACAATAGGACAAAATACAAATATCGGAATGAATGCAGCTATTCATCAAAAGGTAAAAGTACCGGAGGGCTGCATGATCGGGATGGGCGCTGTGATTACAAAAAGAACTGAGATGGAAAGGTTTTGTAAATACGCGGGTGTACCTGCTAAATTTATAGGATACAATGACAGGCATAATATTTCTAAATTATAAGCGCAAAGACTATTCAATAAACGTATTGCACTCTATTAAGCAAATAGGATGCGAATATGAATTATTGGAGGTTGAGATGTTTGGCATTGCGGCGGCTATCAATTACGGCTTTAAATATTTCTTTGAAGAGAAAGGATATGATAACGTGGCTATCTGTGCAAATGATATTATGATGCCAGCGGGGTGGCTTGATGCTATGGTTACGGCAGCGGATGCAATACCTGAAACGGGAACGAGTGCTATTTATTGCGTGGAGCATTTACCTCCTGTTCAAAACATAAACGGCGTTAATGTGCATCCAGCGTGGGGTGTTTTCGGATGTAGCTTAGTAACTAAAAAAGCATTCGATACAATAGGATATTTCAATACTGATCAGGATCCATACGGAATGCAGGATAGTGATTATTCGTATCGCTTACATAAAGCAGGCTTTTTGAATTATTACATTCATGGTATGTCTTCAACCCATGTAGGAGCGGACGTTGGTAATGGATCGGAATATAGGAAAATGAAAGATGAAGGTTTAAATAAGGCGGGTGCAATTTACAATAAGTGGTGCAGGATTTATGATAGCGGAAAGTTGTATTTACCTTATGAGCAAGAGAATTACATTATTGAAATGAATCAAATGCAATGAACAACAAACAAACTTTTGTAAAATATGAGAATGAGTGGATGACTGTTCGCAATGGATTCCTAAGGGATTTGACAATGGAATGTAAAAACGAGGTTGAGCGTATTTATAAAGAGGAGATTGATATTAACTGGTTACCAAACAAATGGTGCAAAGCCTGCTATTATGATGCCATTCGTAGATTAATTATTAAATTTGGATTATAATGCCACTACCGAATAAAAACGAAACGAAAGACGATTATCTTCAACGCTGCATGGGAAGTAATGAAATGCAAAAGTACGATCCTGAGCAGCGCTACGCCGTTTGTAATTCGTATTGGAAAGAAGAAAAACTAAGGAATATATTTAGTAAAGAAGCTAAAACGATATTTGATAATGGAAACGGGACTAAATGAAAAGCAGGAGCTTTTTTGTAAAAATTATGTGAGTAAGGATTTTTTCGGAAGCGGTGTGGAAAGTTATGCAGCCGCTTATGGTTTGGATTTAACGAACCAAAAAGATTACAATAATGCAAAGGTGGCGGCGAGTAAATTGCTAACAAATTCTAACATCCTTTCACGTATCAATGAAGAGCTGGATGCCGCCGGGTTGAATGATAATTTTGTTGATAAGCAATTGCTTTTTGCCATTACTCAAAATGCGGATCTGAGTTCAAAGGTTAGGGCAATTCAGGAATATAACAAGTTGAAGCAAAGGATTATTGAAAAACTTGAAACCAAAAACAATAACAAAATAACTGTTGAATATGTTAGTGCGACTTCCGGAGCTTCACACGAATCAGAAGAAAATAAGGCAGGAGTCTAAGCGCTTCAACGTTTTGGATTGCGGTCGGCGGTGGGGCAAGTCGAAGTTGAGCGTTAATCTTTTGGTTGAGGGCGCATTGGATGGATATCCTGTTGGGTACTTTGCTCCGACGTATAAACTACTCGAAGGAACGTTTAAAGAGTGCTATAACGCCTTAGAACAGGTAATAAAGCGAAAGCATGATCAACAGTTTATTGAATTGGTTACGGGCGGGATTATCGAGTTTTGGAGTTTGGATAACCCGAACGCGGGCAGATCACGAAAATATAAGGTGGCGATTGTGGATGAGGCGGCATTTGTGAAAGACCTTTGGGAAGCGTGGACGCAAAGCATTAGACCTACCTTAACGGACTTAAAGGGTGGGGCGTGGTTTATGAGTACGCCGAAAGGGAAGAACGATTTTTACAAGCTCTGGATGCGTGGGCAAACGGGCGAAGAGGGATGGGCAAGCTGGCAGATGCCGACAAGCACAAACCCTTTTATTGATATATCGGAAATATGGTCCGCTGAAAAGGATTTGCCTGCATTGGCATTTAAGCAGGAGTACCTTGCAGAGTTTAACGATAACGTGGCTAATCCATTCGGCTTCCAGTTCATCAAACAATGTACGATGCCAATGAGTACGGAGCCTGCGGTTTGCTTTGGCGTGGATTTGGCGAAGTCGTTCGACTGGACGGTGATTATTGGATTAGATAGATTCGGGCAGGTAAGCTATTTAGAGCGCTTTCAAAAGGACTGGAATATAACGAAGCAGATAGTTACGCAACTACCAAAAGCACCGATTAAAGTGGATAGCACGGGCGTGGGAGATCCGATTGTTGAAGATCTGCAAAGGCAAAGACCGAATGTGTTTGGGTTTAAGTATTCGGCAAGCTCAAAGCAGCAGTTAATGGAGGGTTTGCAATCGGCAATCCATCAAAGGAAGGTCGGCTTCCCGCAAGGGGTTATAACAAAGGAATTGGAGAGCTTTGAGTATGAGTACACACGTACAGGGGTTAGGTTTAATGCGCCAACGGGGATGCATGATGATTGTGTGAACGCCTTAGCCTTAGCATGGGCGCAGTTTATGGAAAGGAAACACGATGTAAAATACGTTTTTATATGACATGGAATGATCTAACGGTGGGGCAATATCAAAGGCTCTACGGGATATTAAAGCAAACGGACAAAACTAATTTGGATATCCTTACTGAGATTATATCGGTATGTGAGGGTTACGCCATTGATGAAATAGATAGTTGGCCGTTTAGTAAGTTAGTTGAAAAGGAAAAGGAATATAAGTTTTTGGAGGCATTGGACTTTGATAAGACGGCAAAGAAGTATATCAATATCGGTAAGATCCGTTATAAGTTTGTTCATAAGATTCAGGAAATACCCGCTGCAAGGTATATCGAGGCAAAACACTTTTTAAAAGAGGACTTTATCGACAACATTCACAGCTTAATGGCTTCATGTGTTATGCCTATGCGCAAAACGTGGAGGGGATGGGTTGAGGAAAAGTACGATGCGAAGCTACACAGCCAATATGCGAACGATTTAAAGCAGGCGAAGTTTGTGGAGGTTTACAACTGCACGCTTTTTTTTTGTCGATTATACGCGGAATTGATAAAAGGTTTGGAGCCTTATTTGACAAAGGAACTGATGAAAGTGACGACAGCGGACAAGATAGCGGAGGTTCAAACAGCTTTGCAGCTAATTATGGATGGATTTACAGTACCGAGCAGGTAGCTGAGTTGGAGCGGATTACCTTAGATCAGGCGTACGATATGAACATTTTACAATATTTGAGTGATTTGGTTTACATAAAGGAAAAACAAAAGAATGAGCGGAAGATGATGGAAGAGGTTAGAAAAAATTACAGATAGGTTGGTTTATACATGGCAAGCATTCCCCCCGCTTAATCTTAGGCAGGGGTTTTGTTTTTTAGGTATTTATTAAAAGATATGCCGACAATAGCACAAGCACAAGCGAAGTTAGGGGGGAGAGCATTTACCGGGACTGGTATGTCAAAGAGCGTGTTCGTACCGAAAGAAGATATGCCTTTAGCGTTGCAGTTGGTGGCTGATTATGTGGAAGCATTTGAGCGAAGAACGGCTGATGAATTGAATAGATTGGATAAGGTTGATACTGGTGGCCTTGCAAGCTCGATAAGGTACGAAACGACCGAAACGGCAAATGGTTTAATAATTCAGGTATTCGTAAATGATTATTACAAATTTGTGGATAAGGGTGTTAGGGGTGTTGGGAAAAACAATGAAAACACAACCTCGCCTTTTAGGTTCAGGTATTTAAACCCATCCAAAAGCCATGTAAGTGCAATCCGCAAATGGATAGCTCGTAATGGTATAAAGGCAAGAGTAACTGATATAAAAAAATATGGCGCGGTGGGTAGGGAGAACAGGCGGCCTCAAGATATAAGCCTTGCCGGTATTATTGCCAGATCGATAAAAAGCAAAGGATTAAGAAGAACAGGATTTTGGGAAAATAGCATTGATGCAGTCTTCAAAGACTTTGACGTAAAAATGTCGCAGGCTTTGGGTATTGATATTAGGGTTAATTTAGAAAATATGGTAAAAGAGATTAAAAAGAAAAAATAATGGCAATCACTATTAAGAGCGCCCCGCAGGCGTCTGGGTTTGTATCGGCGAATGAGGATGTATGGCACGTGGCAGATAGCACGAATAAAGCGGTAGTAGGGTTTAAGTATATTTTTGATATTTACAAAAACGGCAATCTTCTTACCCGCGTGGCGAATAGCCCATACGGGGATGATCAGTACGGTGTTATAAACGTTGGTAACATTGTGAGATCGGCGGTGGCAGTGGATACGATAGGGGATTTGAATTTAACAACAGGTTATTTAACAGGATCAATAAACGCAGGGGCAGATTATTGGTGGGGTGAGTATGATGTAAGATATGGTGAAATATGTGGAACTACTACCACTGAAAATAGCGCATCTGGAACATATCGAGTTTATAATACATACAATCGGCAAGAGATACACGGGGCGGGTGCGTCTTTGAGTAGCGGCACGGTGTTTTTAACAAACAGACCTGATGAAAGTTATTACTATCAAGGGCAGCCCGTTGTGTTTAGTATAAATGATAAAAGATTTAATTTAGGATCAAATTTTTTTGTTAGTGTAAGTACGTCTGATGATGGAGTTACAAATAATAGGGTAGCAACGGATGGTATGCATTATTTTTCAGTTAATCAAATATCGTTAGATTTCGAGGTAGAAGTTGAATCCATAGCACTGGGAACGGTAGGATTAAAAAAAGTAAAAAGACGCTGTTCAAAATATAAACCTTACACTTTAATTTTCCTGAATGCCTACGGCGCGTGGGATAGCTTTACGTTTGTTAATGGCAATATTTTAACTGAGAATGAAAAGAAAAGGTTTGAGCAAATGGAGTGGCGGTTGAATGGGTTTAACATGGTGAATAAAAACGGTAAGGTAAAATATGAAGGGATGCGAACTTACGGAGGCGACTTTAAAACAAAGATGAAACTGACAACGGATCTGCTAAGTACTGAGGAATATAAATGGCTGTTTGAGTTGATCGTTTCACCTTTGGTTTATTTGTGGGATAAGGATAGCAGCCTACTTCACCCGGTGCAAATAACGGATACGAATTACGAGATGAAGAACAGCCTGCAAAATAAAGCTGAAACGTTGGACGTGAATATTGATGTTTACAAACAAAATACCCAATACCGATGATCTATGAACTATTTTTGGAGGGGCAATTAGCTGACATTCGTCAGGACTTAGGGATGCAGCTTAATTTCAATATTGACGACATTAATAAGTATGGCAGCCGGGATACATCATTCAGCAAAACAATAGTATTACCCGGGACGGCAAAGAATAATAAGCTGTTCGGGTTTGTGGGTGAACTGGGGAGTAATAACACCTATGCACCCGGTGCGGCTAATATAGATGCTAATTTTAACGTGGCGCAAACTACTAAAGCGGAGCTAAGGATTAACGGGCTTTTGCTTTTAAAGGGTGTTTTTAGGCTTACAGGCATCATTCATGATAAAGGGCATATTGAGTATGAGGGTAATTTGTTTGGGGAGCTTGGGGGGTTTATTGCGGAGATAGGTAATCAAAAACTTGAGGCTTTAGAATTTAATGAATACAATCATAATTATACGAGAGATAACATTGTAAATAGTTGGGATACGGTTAATGGGTCAGGGTATTATTATCCGCTTATTGATCATGGCAGGTATTCTACTGATAAAAAAGATTATGATTACAGAACATTCAGACCTGCACTTTATGTAAAAGAGTATATTGATAAGATTTTTGCACCGAGTGGATACACTTATGAAAGTAGTTTTTTTGATTCAGCATTTTTTAAAAAGCTTATAATACCATGCAATTTTTCAAAACTAACAAAAAAGACGTCTGACTTACTTCATGCAATAAGAAATACAAGCCAGAACCTTCAAAACTCAGATGGTGCAATTGATGCAGGTTCTGCATACAGAACAACAATAGTAAATTTTCCATCTATAATTTTTTCAAATGGTTTTACTGGAAATGGAAATCCTAATTTTACATACACATTAGCAGAAACAACTATTGTAAATATAAATTTTGCTTTAAATGTTTATGTAAGACCCGACCCTGTTTTTCTTCCATCTGATATAATCCATTATCACAGAATGTATATTACACTATATAAAAATAGTGATATATTGTATAGAGCTGAAAGAAAATTTTCATATTTTGACCCTGTATTCCCATCACAATATGATTATACGCTTAACATAAATGAAAATTTACAAACAAATATAAATCAAAATGATACTTTTAAAGTTGAACTTTATTACTTAGGTACATTTTCAAGTTCAAAAGTAAATTCATCTTTATTAAAAATAATTTCAACAAATCCAGTTACAGCAGATATTCAATTAAATGATCAAATTTTATTTGACGAATTAACCCCGCGCAACATTTTACAGGTTGACTTCTTTACATGGATCATGAAAATGTTTAATCTTTATATTACTGAAGATAAATTAAAAGAAAAGCATTTATTAATTGAGCCATATATTGATTATTATGATTTAGAAGATTCAGTTGATTGGACTTATAAAGTAGCCAGAGATAAACCTTGGCAGATTAAGCCTATGGGTATGCTAAATGGTAGGTTTTTTGAGTATAAATTTAAAACAGATAATGATTATTATAATGAGAATTTCAGGAAGAAATTTGGCATGAGCTATGGGGATACTTTACAGGATACGGGTTTTCAGTTCGCGAAACAAAAACAGACATTAGAAGTAGGATTTTCACCTTCTGTATTGATTCGATATTTCGGCACTGATAAGGTAGTTGCTGCCATTTATAAACTCACAAAAGGTAATTCAGTCGAGCAGGAGGAATGGCTTGAAAGTAATATCAGAATAATGATGGCAAAAAAGATGACTGGTGTTACAAGTTGGAATATAAGAAACAAAGGAACTAATTTAGATCAAAACCCCGGCACTGCATTAGGTTCATCATTAACGGCTTACGGTTACGCGGGGCACTTTGATGATCCGGTGAATCCTACAAAGGATATTAATTTCGGGGCGGCGTCTGAGATATATTTCGATCCGCTTACATATCCATCAGCTAATTTGTTTAATGACTATTGGAGCGGGTATATTGCTGAGATAGCGGATAAGGATAGTAAGCTATTGACGTGCTATGTTTATTTGAATGATTTGGACATTGCGAAATTGGATTTCAGCAAACCTGTATTTATTGACGGGGTGTTGTGGCGGATAAATAAGGTTATGGATTACGATGCAACGAGCGGCGAATTAACAAAAGTGGAATTATTAAAAGTTATAAATAATGGCTAAGCAGGAGATTCCTATCAAGATAACGGTCGACACTAAAGGCGCAGAGCAGGGTGTTGCTAATTTAAAAGTAACAATCGAGAATACCGAAAAGGCGGCAAAAGGTGCTGGCGAAGCGGCAAAGAAAAGCACAGGATTTTTTGGTGGGCTTGGAGGTGCGATAAAGGCTTTGGGTGTTGTATCGGTTATTGCTGGTGCATTCGGTATATTAAAAGATGCTTTATTTAAGAATCAAAAGGTAGCTGATACATTTGCAGCGGTTACAGGTACGATTGCATCACTCATGACGCAATTGATTGATATTATTAGTGGCGTAATTGATAGAGTTAGTAAAAGCACGAATGGTTTTGATGCGTTGGGTAAAGTTATGAAGGGTCTGCTTACTCTTGCATTAACACCTATTAAGGTTGTTTTTTTTGAAATTAAATTAGCCATCGAAATATTACAATTGGCTTGGGAAAAATCTATTTTTGGCAAAGGAGACGATGGTAGAATAAAAGAGCTAACACAAAACATAAAAGCCACAAAAGATAGTTTAGTTGGCGTTGGTAAGGATGCGATAAATGCGGGTAAGGATATCGCGACAAATTTTGTAGATGCTGCAAAGTCAATAGGCGACGTAGTTACTGGCACCATTGAAGGCGTTAAAAAAATAGATGTTGCGGCTACATTTGAGCAACAGAAAGCGATTGTAAGGCTAAAAAATAGCGCTGAACTAGCGGCGGCTACGTTAGCAGGACTCGTGGAGAAATATGACAGGCAGGCGGAGCAACAAAGGCAAATTAGGGATGATGAAACGAAAAGCATAGATGACAGGATAAAAGCAAATGAGGATCTTGGCAAAATATTAGAACAGCAAAGAAGGGCGCAATTAGCACAAGCGCAGGCCATCCTTTCAGCAGCGCAGGCAGAGGCAAATGCAGATAAGGGAAATATACAATTGCAAAAGGCGGTTATTGAAGCGAAGAATAATGTCGCAGCGGTTGAGGCGCAAATCACCGGGTTATTATCTGAGCAAAAGGTCAATGCCGTTGGTCTTGCAAAGATTAAAATCGAACTTGGGAAGCAGGAGCAACAGGCAACAAATCAAAGACTACTGAATGAACAAAAGGCGGCAGCGGAGCTTATAAAAAATGAGAATGATAAACTGGCTGCTAAAAAGAAAATATTTGAAGAAGAAAGTAAAATAGAGCTTGCAAGATTACAAGGCAATGTCGATGCTGCCAATGTAGGCACGGAGGCACGTATTGCAGCCGAAATAGAATTAGCAAATAAGAAATCTGAGTTAGCCATACAAGGTCAGACGTTAGATAGGCAGATACTTGAAACTGGACTAAATACACAGCTTGAGCAAATTAATAAGCAAAAGGAAATCTATCAGTTAGACTTTGATGCAAGGGCACAATTTATAGAGCAGGAAAAAATGTTACTTGATCAACAGCTTGCAAATAAACTTATAACTGATCAACAATATTTTGATGCAAAGCGTAATATAACGGCTCAGGAGAATCAGCTTGAGATGGATAAGTTGAATCAAAAGAAAGCCATAACTGATCAGATTATTGGACTTTTTGGAGCTGAAACAGATGTAGGGCGTGCTGCATTAGTTATAAAACAGGTTTTAGCAGCTCAAGAAATGTTAATGGAAGCCAAGAAAACCATTACATTTGGTAAACTTAAATTAGCAGAAAGCACAGCGTCAGTAGCCGCAGGTACTGCTAAAACAGCAGCAATAGGCTTTCCGCAAAATATCCCTATGCTTATTGGGTATGGATTACAGGCGGCGGGTATTATTATGGCAATAAAACAAGCCGTATCAGGAATAGGTAAAGCAGCTGGCGGTGGCATAAGTGGAGATGTAGGTAATATAAAAACAACAGCGCCTGTTTCATCTATGCCATCTCCACAGGTACAAGCCACACAGGTAAACACGGCGGCGGTGAATCAGATGGGCAATAGGGCGGCGCGGGCTTATGTTTTGAATTCAGACATTCAGAATGAAAACCAAAGAAATGCGTATATAGATAGGAACGCATCAATAGGATAAATATTAACTTTACAGATATGGAAAAAGGATTACCGGTATATAAACTGACAATAAATGAGAATGTAGATAGCACCGTTGAAGTGGACGCGGTGGCGTTAGTGGATATGCCTGCTATCGGGGTTGGCTTTTATGCTTTTAATGAGCAGGAATTTGAAAGCTACACGGACTACCCTAAGCAGGCGAGTGAGAATGCTAAGATCGCTTTGAGATGGGCAGAAGAAAATGGATGGGGCGATTGCGGAACGGCGGTAGGTAAGCAAAGAGCATACCAACTGGCAAACGGTGAAGCGATAAGCCGCGATACTATTGCACGCATGGCAGCTTTTGAAAGGCACAGGCAAAATTCAGATAAGGAGCTTGGCGATGGGTGCGGGCGGCTTATGTGGTTGGCGTGGGGCGGTGACGCCGGGATTGAATGGGCGCAAAGAAAACTTGAACAGATAGATAAGCAAAAGATGCAAGCCTTCGCGGTGGTGAATGACGAAGAGCGTTTTGTAGTTGGTGCGGCAATGATCCCGGACAAGCCTATATTCAGACGCGATGCAGATGGAACGGAGTATTATGTTTTTTTTACAAAGGATACGATCCGCACCATTGCAGAAAAGTTTTATCGTAAAGGATTCCAGAATAACGGCAATGAGATGCATGACAGCTCAAAGCCTGTGGATATGGTTTTCTTTCAATCGTGGATTGCAGATGAAAGCAAAGGCATACCTAAAATGAAGCAATTCGAAAGCCTGCCGGACGGCACATGGTTTTTAGGTGCTAAGGTTAATTCAGACGAAGCATGGGCAAAGGTGAAAGATGGCACCTTCAAAGGGTTTAGCGTTGAGGGTATGTTTGACATGATGCCTATTAAAATGTCGATGAGAATGTCAGAGGAGGCGGCCGCAAAGGTTATAATCGATCAGTTAAAAGATTTATTGAAAGATGCCTAATAACCAACAGCCGATACCATTAGGACTAATTGCAATACAGCCGTATTTAGATAATTTTATCGATACGGTTGTTTTCAGCGAAACAGAAGTTGGTACCTTTGAATATCAGAACAATAGTTTTTTTAACCCTCCGAGCGTATTTATAGATGGGATATTATTAACGTACGGCGTGGTATCTGACAGAAGATATGTGAGTTATGATGCTTCAACAAAAACTTTATATCTTCATAACGGCGGCGTAAATGAAGGCGAAAACGTGCAAATATTTTTATAATCAAACCAAACCAAACAAATGAAAATTTTAGTTTTGACGCAATCATTTAGCGGTTGCGGATATCACAGATTGATGCTTCCCGTTTCTTTAATGCCAAAAGAAAAGGCACGTATTACGGATGTTTTCCCTGAAGAGTTTGATTATGACATTGTAAATATCAATAGGCTGTGGCCGAAAGATGATCTTTTTGAGCTACGCAAAAAGCATGGGTTTAAATTGGTTGTCGATGTCGATGACTTTTGGATTTTGGATAACTGGCATTTGGACTTTGATACCTATAATGAGCACAATGTAGATGCACGAATTATAAAGCATTTAAAGGAGGCGGATTTGGTTACGTGCACCCATGAGCGGTTAGCGGATCGGGTTTATTATCACAACAAAAACGTAGAGATTTTACCGAATGCAATCCCTTACGGGCAAAACCAATTTACAACGGAGCGGAACGCATCGGATTTGGTTAGGCTGTTTTGGGCGGGCGGTATTTCGCATGAGGAAGATTTAAAGATATTAAGACCTATCACAAGGCGGCTATTGAATAGTGATTTGAAGGATAAAATTAAAATGGTTGTCGGTGGTTATTCGGATAGCAATTATCGGGAGGAGTCGATATGGAAGAAGATGGTCGGATACTTTACTGCGGATGCTAAGTTAACAAACATGGCTTATAGGGGTTTACCTGTATTTGAATATTATCAGATGTACTTAGAATCTGATATTAAATTGATCCCCCTTCGCAAAAGTACCTTCAATGGGTATAAATCTAATTTGAAGATATTAGAGGCAGCGGGTAAGGGCGTTCCGGTAGTCGTATCCAAAACGGATCCGTATTTGGGCTTCCCTACTGATATCGTGTATTACGAGAACTGGGAAAAGAATATCAGGACGCTGGTTGAGGATAAGGATTTAAGAGAGGCGAAAGGCAGGGCGCTGTTTGAGTATTGTAATGAGCATTACAATTTTGATAAGATAAACGAAAAGCGGAAAACATTATTTGAAAGTTTGTGTTCATAGTT